AGAGTCTAGGAACAAAACAATGTCGCCCTCATAAATATTAGCTTTAGGTTCAGTAGCTAGAGCCTCAAAATATACATTGGCAACCTCTTTAATGCCATAACGGTCAAAAATATTTACAGCCATTTTGAGTTACCTCCATAAAAACTAGTTTTTATCAGAACTCGCGATGGAACGCATCCAATGCTTGAGTTGTGATTTTTTTAATTTCGCGCCAGCCAATGCGGCACGATTGTTTATATCAAACTGATCACGCCAACCCATACGTTTAAGTTGGTCATGAAAAGCATAATATGTAATATTCCAAATGTTTTCCATGTTTAAACCGCAATTGTTAATTGTAATACTACCAATCAAATCAGAAAGCGCTAAATCGCTTTTTTCTTGCTTTGCTTGCTTTGCTTTCGCCTTACGCACTAATGCGCGATTTCGCCGCATCTTTTCTTTTAAAGCGCGAGTGCGTGAATCGTCGGTATCAGAAATAATTATTTCTTCGCCTTCTTGTTCTACGAAATACATCCGCTTTAAAAGCCGCTGTAATTCGTAAAATTTTTCTTCTGTTAATAAATGTTTTTCCCTAGGGTCGCCAACTACAATTTGTGCGGGGTCTAGTGAAAACATAACTTGCTCATGAAGAAAAAAGTGACACGCAGAACGTAACAACTGTTGTGCTTCTAAATCAACTTGCGTTAAAATCAACAAATATTGAAAATCACTCAATTGTGACATTAACTCATTAGTTTCTTTATCAGCACCCTTTTTAGGTGCAGGTTTTTCAATTAGCATAATACCTAAATATGATTGAAATTTTGAATACCCTAATTGAACAATTTCTCCCATTTTCGCAGGATAAACGGCGCAAATATCATCAAGAAAAACTGGATACCCGGCTTGAAATTTAAGAATCTCATCATCAGTTAAATTCATAAATCTTATACCTCATAGAGTATCCACCAATCCAAGGAGAAAGTGTTAGGGCATCTGCCCGCCAGAATTGTAGATTACCAATGCCAGCAAGTTTGCCTTGATTAAATAGTGTATCAATTTCCTGCATAATAAGATAAGGCCGCAATGATTTATCATCAAGCAGCCATTCATCATAAGGACAAGCAATATCAAAACGGATTGTAGAGTTTTTAAACTCGGGATTTGAAGGATTAACTACAAAGTCGTCAAAAATTGCGGTAATATAGGACATCTTCAATGTACTATCATCATATACTTTTGGAATAATTAAGATTTGCTTATTAATTAATTCTGTACCATCTACATCCGGCTGCGGCTTTTGCGTAATTGGGTCAACCTCCGCAAACGGATTACGTGTTTGATACTTTAATAGGCGGCAAATCCTTTGATTTGACATAATGGTATTTGCTATAATAAACGTATTTGTTCCCATTACAGCAAAGCGGCGTTGACCGGGTATTGTTAAACTAGCCATTTCTTTACCTCCTTACCATAATGGAATAATTTTAATACGTTTTGTATAAGTTTTCCCGCCGTAAACCGCGGAAAGAACTACACCACTTTCTTCTGGATTTTCATAATTAGTACCTAAATCGTTTTTATCATTACATAATAAAACACAATTAGCTCCTGCTGAGCTTTTAATAGCAACTAATTCTGGCTTATCAATAGAAAACTCTACTGTGCCATTAAACGTACCAGTAGCTTTTAATTCATAAGAAGCAGTGCGAGCTAAACGAATTGTTGCGGGACCTTCTATATAAGCGGCAAATTCTTGTGTCGCATCAGATATAACAATATGTAATTGTTGTTGTATATCAGGATACTCCCGCAGCTGAACAATAATATCGGTTTCACCAACAGCCCTAGCTATTAATCTACCATCTTGAATTTTAGTAAAAGTTTTATTTGTCGGTAATAGATTTACTTCTGCTTCAAGCGGAATACCATTTTTGGTAACAGTAAATGTAGGCTTAATTTCATCTCCTACATTAAATACCTGCGGCAAATCTGGAATAGCCAAATCATATTTGGCCATTTTATCTGTATCGGCAATATTATTTACCAAATCATCATAGATTTCATTAATCTTACCTTCCGTTAAGGAAAGATAAATTGTACCTGGCACGCTAGTATGGTCATATTCAATCATTGTCCATGATTCATTTTCGACAATAAAGTTCGTGGACTTATCAATGTCGTATCGTGGCATTAAAATTTCCGCGTATTTATTAGGCTGCGGTGTAATTAGATTATGCCATGTTCGATAATTGCCTTTAATTTTACTATCTAATGAACTCACTAAATAGCACCAAGATGATTGTAAATGACCTAGTGAATCTATCCATTTAACTAAATAATTACAGCGTATTATCCAATATGTCTTATGTGTTCCGCGGACATGGCGCTCTTCTTGGATAACAATCCATTTTTCAGTATGACCATAATCTTCGTCATACCAATCAATAATATCACCAACAAATATTGGAGTATTATTTGCCACATTTAGGAACATAATCTTTTCGTATTCTTTATCTTTATTAGTTAAAATAATACCGTCAAAATAGAGTCCTCGTTCTGCGAATAATTGTTGAACCGTATGAGGCGATTCAGCCATCCATTTTTCAAAAGAACGAATACCACTATTCCGTATTCTATCTGCCGTTGTATCGCCCAAATGATTTACTCTTGAAAAATAAGTTTCAAGATAGCTCATAGTTTAATTTCCCAATTAAGTTCATACATTCAAAAATGGTTTTACGAAAATAATCAAACGATAAAATCTTTAATGAATGTAGTTTACCTAATAGGGCCCAATAATTAATTGAATTAGGTTCAGGCATACCTTCTAATTCAATAATTATTGAATCTAAATATTTTTCCCAATCACCGTTTTTTTCACGCTCACATAAAACTCCGTATAACCGACCTTTTAATTTATTTTTATAGCCGTCATACGTCACGTCGGTAGACATTTTTCTTTCCCGCCAACTTTTTAAATAATTCCGCGGGGCGCTTATAACGTGAGCGGTCATAAATGCCCTCAGCCTTGTGAATTTCTTCACTAACTGCGGCTTCCAGCTTATTGAGTTTATCAAGGTGATTGGCTTGGGAGAAATCTCGGTCAGCATATAATTGTCGAATATTCTCCCAACTAGCGATACAGCGTTTTACCCATTCATGTTTCATATATAAAGCAAGAAGTTGAATTTCATCATTTGTCAAATCTGCGGCAAAAGTCATAACACCATCGACTTCTTCGACCTCTTCAAGGTCTACACGCGGATATTTAAAACGGAAAATTGCCATTTTTAACAATTCTTGCCAATCTCGCTCTACGATAGCCAACTCTTCTTCAAGAGTCCATTCATCCGCGGTAATGCGGGCCAAGAAAGCATCATATATTTTAATAAATGGGGTTGCCATAATATTAGTTCTCTAACTGATGCTTCTTATTAATAGCATCAATTATGTCTACTTCACAATACTTTTTAATAAGAGCGACAAAAGCATTGTCTGTAATACCTAGCTCAACAGCCAAGCGCACTATTGATTCTTTTGCGGCCGCAGGGGCTTCGGGAATAAACTTAGCAAATTTAGTAATATCTTTGTTTTCTAGCATACTACGAAGCTCTGCGATTTCATAGGTCTCAGGGGTATCAAAAACACCTTGATCCTCAGTAACACCATCAAAACGAATATAACCACCACTTACTAGGGGTTGTACGCCGGGAGCGAATTGAAGGTCATTATACTCTTCATCACTAATCGGCATAGTGCGGCCAGGTGCGAGCACACGCCGGAATTTAATGTTCGGGTCGGTAATTACGACTGTTGCGGAACTAATATTTTTTACGGTAATCTTACTCATTTATTTTTCCTCCTTTAACTCCAAAAACGGCGGCCAAGCGGGCCTGGCCGCCGCACATTTCATATATAAATTAGCCTACTAGTGCTTGATTGTAAGCAGCCCAGCCGCCGGCATCAATAGCACTATTGTAGTAAATACCCCAATAGTTAGGAGTGCTATACATACCTACGCCAACCTTGGTGTAAGTCTGAATACCAATGTTGTTATCGCCTTCGTGGTCATCCCACTCACGCACATAAGTGTTGCCTTCAAAGCACATCTTAATGAGCTTCTCTTTGCCAGCAGGTAGTACATAAGCGAAGGAAGGATTCATAACAGTTTTGGTATTAGTATCATCAGTGAAAGACTGAGGCATAATTACCACAGGGGTGCCGTGGAATACACCAATATAACCACGCTCACGAATATCAATTACATCCTGTTCTGCAACCTTAATCTTGGTTTCATATACAAGAGCATTAGCCATTTCAGAAGCGAACTCGGCAGAGCAGTAAATTACAGGAGAGCCATAAGCAGCTACGGTATTGATTAGTTGAGTCATTGCAGCAGCGTCGAAGCCAGAAGCAACTACTTTGTTGCGGGCAGGACGACCAGCCATATTCCAAGAAGCTAGTAATACTTCCTGTACCATCTCAAATAGACGGTCTACTAGACCAGCTTCAAGAACCTCATACAAATCAGTAATGGACTCTACACCATCTAGATAGCGTTCAAAATCAACGTAAGCGCCACCGGCGATTGTTTGAGGATATACGTCAAAGCTTTCATGGTCAAGACGGAACTGCTCATAGTTACCGGATTCAGTAGCACGAGTTACAAACTGCTTACCGCGTTGCTTGCCACGAGTTACACGGAAAGAAAGACGAGTGCCTTGGGGAACACGAATTACTTCGGTGAACATACCAAGAGCATCATCAATAGCGCGAGGCATAATCTCGTCGAGATTCTGGGAAAGTAGTTCAAATAGGTCATACTTACAACGTTGGAACTTATAACGGTTGAAACGACCATTCTCGTCGCATACCATTTTACAAATTTCATCATGTAGGGCAGCTTCATAGTCATAGTTCTCTACGGCAAATTCGGCGGGAACCTTGCGACCGAAAGCACCGTTCATTAGAACCTTTAGCTCATTCATAGTCATAATGTTCACACCTCCTTATTAAGCTACATGTACAATTTGATATTGTACACCCTTTTCGCCGTTGGGCATTGTGTACTGCTTTACTACCTTTGCATAAGTAGGAATATTGGTGGTAGGAGCAGTTGTGGTTAGAGTAGGTACAGAACTACCGGCAGTAGGTACTACATAAACAGGAGTACCGGCAGCTAAAGCGGTATCTAGAGCTTCAACACTAGCTACGCCAGTACCAAATTGGAAGCAGTTAGAAGTAATAGTGTCGCCTACACTTAGTAGACCTACACGAGGATAATCACCAGCAACCTTGCGGCCGAAGGTCTTTAGACCATAGTGATTCATATCATATTCTTTTTCAGTTGTGTAAACAATACCAATTGGTACATTATTTGCAGCAACAGGGGACTTAATTACCTTTAAAGATTTATCAGCAAGTACCCACATACCATTCTCACAAGGAGCGTTTTCGGTATATTCAGTGCCTAGTGGTACTTGAGATACTACCATGCCAGTCTTGGGGAACGCAACTTGATTGAGTTCCACGGAGGCATACTTTTCAACAGGATAACGTGCCATAATAATGACCTCCTTTATTAATTCTTTCTATATTTCTTCATTAGACGAGCAAAACTGGACTCCTCTTGTTCTGGCAGAGGAACTTTGTTTGTTTCGCTATTAGCAGCAATCTGCTTATGAGCAAACGAGACCGCCAATTTAGATTCCAGTTCGTCATAAGAAAAGTCGTTTACTGTCTCCCGAAGCGCGGTAATTTCTTCGGGTTCTACCATGTTCTGGTAGGAATCAATTAAATTATTTTTACGTTCAGTTTCTGCCGCAGTAGCTTGGGCTTGATAATCTGCTACCTGAGCAGTAAGTTGAGCGTTTTGCTCTTGGAGAGCATTGAAATTATTTTGTAGAGCATTAAATTGTTCTTGTAGTTGAGAATATTGAGACTGTAAGGTTTCAAATTGAGCTTGCCAATCTTCTGCGTGAGTGTCTTCTACCGCAGGAGCGGTCTCAGGGGCTTCCTCAAAAACCTCGGGTTCTTCCTCAACTTGAGCGGGCTCTACTTCAGCTTCAAAGTCGGCGGTTGTTTCGGGAGTAGTTTCTTCCACAATAGGAGTCTCCTCTGCCGCGGGCTCAACCGCCTCATCAGGAGCTTGAAAGGTGGCAGTCTCTTCTACGACAGCCTCCTTATTTTCAAACTCATTCATAGGTTGTTCTCCTCCTTTTTCAGCTTCTTCCACTTGTGCCTTTAAATCACTCAAGAGAGAAGAAAACTTGTCCATTTGGGTCTGATATGTATTATCGTTCTTAGAAAAGAACGTAGATACACTAAAACACGGTTCGTGGTCGCCAATAATACAGAATCCAAGCATTTGCGCCTTAGAATATACAAAATACTCTATTCCATCAATTTCTGCCCAAGTTCCGTCTACTAATTCAGGATTTAATTCCATAGATTGATTTTGTCCCGCAACTTTCTGGGCTTCGGTAAAATAATCAGTAAATAGAACTACGGAAAAAATGGCATAATCACGAGTAACACCGTCTGTGTCTTGTAAGGGCTCCCACCCTAAAAAGCTTTCAACATAACCATACCCGTTTGCGAGCTTTGGCCCTGTATGACCCGCCCATTTTTCGCTAGATGGGTCAAAAAATCCAACGACAGGTGTGTTACCAGTTGTTGCGGAATTAATCAACATGGTCGCAACTTCATCGGTAATATAAGAGCCATTGCGGTTGCCGTATTTCGTAAATGCCGCAACCTTTAAACGAGCAAGCTTTTGGTTTTGTGCTGAAATTAACGCGGCGGGAGCAGTAATAGAAACATTATCAAAGTAAATTGGAATTTGTTTTTCCATACTTAATCACTACTCCTAGCCCTGAGCCGCCTTAATATTAGCTTGTGTTTTTTCTGACTTTTCTTCATCAGGTAATTCTGGGCGGCCTCCCTTATTATTCAAATCTCCACTACTAGAAGAACCTTGTGTATTTTTTCCGTCTTTATTTGACGAAGTATAAGAAGATTGTAGTGGTTTCATCTTATTAGTCATATCTAAGATTTCATCCTCAAAGTGCATTAGGCTAAGCTGGTCAATTTGCGGGATACCCATAGCTACGCCCGCAAGCATCTTAGAATAGCCATATTGTGCTCCACTAAAATAGGAAGTAAGAATATCCTTTCGATTGAATACAGTTGTAGGTAGAAGTAAAAAGTCAAATGATAGATTTGCTTTACCAAAAAATGAATTAAGCACAAACCGTAACCAATTCTCGTAAACATTCAAATAGGAACGAACTAAGGCTTCATCCTTTTTTATAGCATAAGCCAATGCTGCGCTACCGTCAGCATTAAATAAAAGTGAGCTGCGGCCGAGAGCGTCGTATGCGTTAGTCTTATACTTCGTGATTCTATCGTTAGACTGCGTTGCGTTAGATGAATCTTGTAAACTTTCAAGTGATGTCTCACCAAAAGTTGTCAATACCTCAACAGTATCTTCATCCGCCAGCATGTCAGCAACAGAAGCATGAATATCCGCAACTTCATCAAGTTGGAATACCAATTCGCCTTTACTATCAATTGGCATTTGTTGAATTAATAATTTATATAATTCATTCTCATCGCGCCGCTCTTCGCGGTTGACCGCATCTTGTAGTTTCTTTAAATCAGGTATGCTAGCTAACAAAAGTGGTAAAGCATCTGCGCTAAATTTAAAGCAAATACCGCCTGACGCTGGTGAAATTGCCACCCAATAATCTTTAAGGGTTCTATTCTTTAATTTACGATAGGCCACTTGAATTTCTTGCGGGAAAGTGCTCAATGCTTCACGTAAGATTTGTTCATCTGTAATGCGGTCAAAGTAATGGAGATTAAATTCAAGAATATTAAGGTTATTAAAATCCTTAAAACGACAACGACAATATTCAATGGGCAAATCTTGGATTACGGCTTTTTTACCATCTGTTCGTAAAATACCATAATATACTCCCGTCTTAATCCATTCTACCGAAATGCGGGAAAATGTAGTTGGTATATCTAAGGATTCGATAAATTTACACGCTTTACGAAAAGAAGAAAGTAGCGGTTCTTTTGACATTTTTTCATCTTGATATACCGGCACTATTGCGTAATCGTATGTAGGCAAATAGGCAAGAAAATCAATATTGTTATGATATTCACCATTGGTACGATAAAAATAGCGCGACAGTTCGCGGGCAGATTCTATATCGCCAGAACGAATAATTTCTTCAATCTCTTCAATGGTAAAATCCGTTGACCGCACTGGGTCAGAACTACGGTATCCACGATAATAGGCCCGCTCATTTATAGGCACTCGTGGCTTTCGATTTTTACGCATTTGAGAAACAAAGTTGGTAAAATCGTATTTTGGTTTTGGAGTGTCCACTAAACTCACCCCCTCTTTTTAGGACTGAAAAAAGCAAACTTGCGGAAATCTCGTTTTTTACGACGTTGAAATTCTAGGTCTTCGTAATATTTAACGCGAAATAGCCCGTATTCAAGGGCCGATACACGGTCTTTTTCAATACTGCGGGAAATTCTTTCAATATTAAATTGGTTTGCTGCGCCGGTTTGCTTTAACTTTAAATTATTTAATTCATCAATAAGGCGAGAGGTCATTTCATACGGAAGAAGAAACACTCTCCGGTCATAAAGAGAGAGCTTGTTCCACCACTTAAAACGGCCTAATTTCTCCTTAACAATTTGTTCAGGGGCAAGTAAAGCAACAGTTCCGTTATTTAACTGAGAAAATAGATTAGCATGAATTAGGTCGTTATTAGATGAGCCTGCTTTAATATCATAAATAATTGCATTCAATGAAGGCACGGGCTCATCAGAAATATTTTTCTTTTCTGGCGGTAAATGATGCTCATCGTTAAAGGTATAATAGGCAGGGAATTGTTCACCCGTCTTGGCATCAGTTGAGGGTAGCGCCATGGCGTCTAGCAAGCCAATGCCTGGGCCGTTACCGTCGATTACGATTTCCCGCGGTTGATATAGCTGTATAATTTTCTTTAACCGCGGTGCCTGTTCTGTAATGTAATTGGCACCATTTATTACTTCGGTATATACTACCTTTTTAATAAAATTATTCATTTCAGGTAATACTTTAATAACCATTATTGCGGTGTTTGCGGAATACCTCGCAACATCAACACCAACGATGTAAAACATTTTGTCATTTTTAGACCCAGTATACTCACGCTCACAGCGCAATAGTGTGCGGCGTTTTTCAAGTCGTTGACTATCAAACCAGGCATCTTTGGCATTGCCAGTCCATATTGAGAGTGATTCGCGTGCGAATGCCTCATCATTCATTGTGGATGAGTAACGTTGGTCCATCATAGTGGCTTTGTCTAGTAGGCCGTAGCGAAGCGGCACCTCGTAGCTTAACATTATTATTTGATTAAAATCGCAACTTTTAATCCCTATTCGGCTCTATGTTTCCATAGAGATTAGACTATATTTTTGCCTTATTTTAAGGCAACATCTCTTTCAATAACCATTAGCTTGTTATTTACTCCTTTCGGATAGTCGTTGAACCAATTATCTAAAATTTCAGCAATTGATGAGTAATGCGTATATGGAATAACTAAATAGTTATATCCATTTTTTAAAGCTTCATTTAATTTAATAGCATCATGCTCCTGATTTGTTGTTAAAGATGAGTGTAAAAAATTTGTTTCTTCAAAATGTTGAATACCATGATATTCGATAATTAAATTGTAATCAGGAACATAATAATCATATCTATACGCCTTATGCGATTGCCACGGAAATTGCGCTTCTTTATCAAAATTATAATTATGCTCTTGTAAATATTCCATAATACGACGCTCTCCTTTGGACATCGTTTTATTACAATTAGGACAATCACCATCAAGTTCATGATAAAAACGGTAAGGCTTAATACCCCAAATAAAACCGCATTTATCATGCCGAATTAATACTTTTTCTTGAAGTCCTTTATATTCGGTTAATAATGTGTAGCCTTTCTCTTTACATCTTTGCGCTATGGTAATTGTATCAGGCATTGCGGTTCCTTCGCAGAATGGACATACTTGATTATTATAAAAAGTTGTAGTACGTCGTGTAAAAGTATGGCCGCAAGGTTTATGATAAATTGTAACCGCAGGTTTTTGTTTTGCATCATTCATTTTAGTCCATTCTACTACTTCAAACTCTGATGAAGTTTTAAAAAATTGTTCTAATTCTTTAATTTGTTGAATAGATTTATATTGACTCGCGGTTGATGTACAAATACAAGGAGATTGTTTATTTATTAAGTGAGATAATTGTTGATAAGTTTTTATTTCACCACATAATAAACATTTAATTTTACAAGGTTTCATAGCAGAATTATATTCTAATACTTCAAATTGCCAATCTGGAAATTTTTTCGCAATTTTTTCCGTAACTTCGGATATAGTTAATTTTCTAGGCATTACTTATTCCTCCTGTAATTGGTGCTGATTGCCCATTTCCAACGTTTAGGATTACTCCATGCGTCATTCAATTATTTATTTCTGCTTTCGCGGCATTGTTATTTTGGAGAGAATAACGTTAGCATAATTGATTTTAGGGTGTTCCAGCTTTTAAGATGTTTATTGCCTTACCATCACTGGTAAGCGGGGCCTAATACTAACCCCACACAAAATACTCATTTGGCCGCAATACGGCATTAACGGCGCACTCAATGAGCTTAGAATACATAAATACGGTTTTACTAGCTGCCGTTGTAATGAACGTTTGGGCTGATGTTGGCTCACCAGGATTAAGAGAACCATCAACTTCCCGTCGGGCAATATTCATTTGCGGCAAAAGTACTTCATTATAGGGCTCTTCCTCAATGGTTGCGGCCTCTTCAAGAACGGCTGCGGTTGCGCGCAAACCACGGGAAGAATCTTTGGAAACAACAGTAATTTTACTACCATTTTTAAAATTTAATTCATAGTAGTTACCACTCGATTTTTCACCTTTCTTTCCATCATCGGCGCGAGTCATTAATTCATTGCGGAGCAGCGGCCAATGGTCGAAGATTTCGTTAAACTTGGCTTCGGCAATTTGTATGACTGTACCTTTAACATCTGACGCAATCATAATGTTGGATTTTGGTAATAGAATTGCCCGCATAAGAGAACCTAAATAAGCTATAAACGATTTAGATGTGGCGCGTGTGGCGGTTAAGAAATGGTAGCGGTATCGCAGCGAAGCCCTTAATGCGATACGTTGGTAGAAAAATAAATTAAAATGTGTATCGTCAGCTCTTTTAATAACATCTAAAAGTAAGTCAGGGTATAATATCCAAAAGTTAAGATATTTTGTAAAAAGAGCTTCATTGTCATCAAGATATTGTCGTGTTAAAACGACACCTTTCTCAATCGGTATTCCATCTCGTTCAATCGCGGTCGGCGAGGTCATCAAAATCACCTTCATATTCAATTGGTATAGGTTCGGCCGCGGCTTCATTTTCGAGATTTTCTAAACGTTCTGTCATATTGTAGTGAGCACGCTTGTCTTCTACTTGGTCGGCAAAGTTACCTTCATTACTAACAAGTCGCCGCAAGTAGGTCTGAATGTTCTGCATACAAAAGTCTACGGAATCTTGCGGTTCAATATGCCAGTTTGGGTGCCAACCTTTTTTGCCAAAATACACCATAAGTTCGCCAATACTTTCAAAGTCGGCTGCGTTTTTGGCGTTAGTAGCCTCGAAGTGAGCAATCTTAATAATGTTGTCGCGGGCGTCCATTAATTTCTTAATGTCAGCTCCCGCAAGCTCACCACGTAAAATTTTCTTAATTTGAAGTTCTACTTCACAAAGGTCGCGTGCGTATTCTTGTAAAATTGGGGTTGAAACATTTTGGGTAGCAATAATACGGTTGTAATAATTGTCCAAAAAGTTAAGGTCTTCCCGCGAATACGCCCCCGACCACGTTTTCTTTAATTGGCGCGTTTTGGCCTCTGATAGAACCTCAACTTCCTCATCTAAGGTTTGAGATTCGCGGGCCAGCCGCCACCGCTCATTTTCGTCGGCCCAAGAAATGGCGGCGTAATGTTCATCTAGTAGGGTATTGAAGTAGGCTGTGAGTGCGTGGTCGGGATTGTTCTTAAAGCAAAAGGTATAACGGTCTATATCAAAGGGTAAATCAAGATAGCGGCAAAGAGCATCAACCTCATTTAGGTTGTCCTGCTTAACCATTCTTTCAAGACAATTAGTACAAATATAAGAACGGCGGCCAGGGAAAAACTTACATGGGCTCTTTACAAATCTATCTTCGGATAATTCCTGTCGGCATTTTTGACAGGTTCTTGTCTTTGGAGCGTCCATCAGCTACGAAACCTCCTTTGTCTCGTTTTTTCTTATCACATTCCTTACAATGTGACATCCATCCATCTTTGCGGTCTTTATTTAGGCCAAAGAAAAGTTGATGGCGAGGTAGGTAGCGGCCGCACCATGTACATTGCTTTTTCTCTGATTGCGGCGTCTCATACAAAAGACGGTTACGTTTTGCGGCGGCCGCAATGGTGCGAGGTATTTCACTTGAAATAATAGCTCCGAGGTGACCCGGTGTATAGTCTGCATCAAATTTTTCCTTAACTTCGGCCGCAATTTCCTCATATGAGGCCCCGTCTATGCGACGCATAAGCATGTATTCCCGCATTTCGGTTAGGTTTGCCATAGTGGCATAGCGGTCAAAATCAAAAATAAGGGCTCGGCCCCAACTATCGGGGTCATCCCATAGCTGAGCATAAATGGCGCTATAATAGTGAATAAGGCATTGAATATGTTTGTAGTTTTCCCAATCAAATTCGTGCTCCCGCACTACCCAATAAACTTCTTCTTGGCCAAGATAGTTTTCCCGTACCTTATAGTCGGCGATATTATCCGAGTGGCGGCCTATATTTTTCGGGTTGCGAATTGCGCGCTCCCATTCTTCCCGCGGCATCCAGTAAGCGGAATTGGAGCCCCAATTTACGGTTTGGCGCTTTGGCGGTACTAGGGCTTTGAAGTGAAGGGCGGGCTTAAACATTTCAATAAGTTCGAATTGATTACGTCTTAAATCAATAAGGTTATGTTTTAGTTGATAAAGGCGATAGCCCGATTCAATAATGGGGGTGTTTAGGTCGGGTGGAACCTTACCTGTATTCACATTTAGGGTGTGTTGTAGGCGGTCAATGGATTCCCAAAGTTCCACCATACCGGGAATATCGGAGTCTCCTGGGTCGAGTAATTCACCAGTTTTTTTATCATATTTGGGGCGTTTTACTTGACGTTTTTTCTTGGTATAAATATATCTTTCATCCATAGATTGGAGACTATTTTCGTCAGCGACGGGAGACTCTAATAGGGCATCTAGTGATTCGTTTTTCGCATTTTTTGATACCCATGACTTATAACGGCGGTCATAATCGTCCGTAATTTCTTTGCGTTGAAAGTGGTTTTTATCGTCTTCTTCGGATTTTCCGTAAAGTATATAGTTGGCAAAAATGTTTAGGTCGTTTTGTGTTGGTTCAAATGTTAGGTTGTTAAGTATATCTGC